GGTATACCTCTCTCGTTTGCTCAGTTGTTCAGGAATATGGTGCAGCAGCTCGCCGTCACCACAGTAAATGGCGGCATGATTCGGCACCGATGAACCAAAACAGCACAGCAGCACATCGCCCGGCTGCGCCGCTGACAACGGCACCTGATACAGCCCTGTGGCCTCCAGATTATCCAGATAGAGATTCTGACCGTGACGCCACCAGTCATCCCCGCGATGAAAATCCGGCATCTCAATCCCCGCCAGATGATAAGCATCCCGGAACAGCGTGTAACAGTCCGTCACCCCGTGCTCAAAGCGCCGCCCGGTGAGATGCGGCACACCGCGGAACTTATGAATCGTCCCCCGGCAGACCAGCCACCACGGAAAATCACTCTGCACCTGCAGCCGCCTGTCGGCCTCACTCAGCCAGGGAAGACCACCGGGGTGACTGTGAACCAGCGCCACAATCTCACCCTGCATTTCTGCACTCAGCCAGTCCTCCGGCGACATCCGGAAATACGCCTCCGGCTCACCGGAGATATTCACGCAGGGAAAATATCTTTCCCCCTCCGGCGTTCTCACCACGAAGCCGCACGACTCCGCTGGCGCACATCGCCGGGCGTGCGCCAGAATCGCTGATTCAGTTTCTGTCATGGATTTACTGCGAAAGTTTGTTAATGGAAAGGAAGCCGCCAAAGTTGCCGAGGTTATTGCGAAACTTACAACCGCTCAGGCATTTGCTGCATTTATCCTTCGTGATATCGGACGTTGGCTGGTCATATTCATCCGCGACCGCCGGACCGTGATAACCGCACTCATCGCCGCGATAGGTCCAGGTGCAGGTGTTGGCCAGCATGATACGTCCCGGAAAAACAGCGCCATCCGTTTCCGTCGGCGTGGACAGTACAAAGGAAGCACTGACCGCGCTCAGTTCGCTGCACTGCTCGATGCGCCAGCGGCTGATCACCTCCTGCTCCGGATCGGCGTCACTGTTTCCGTTGACGAAGTTCACCGCATCCAGAAAACGGGCGTAAACCTTACGCCGGACCACCGTTCCGCCGACCAGACTCTGCAGATCTTCGGCCATCCCGGTTACCATGCCGTGCAGATTAGAGACTTTCAGCGTTGGCCTTGCACTGGCTCCCTTGCCGTTCATCTCAAAGCCGCTCCCCTGAATAGGGTACGCCTGATACTGTCGCCCCTGCCATGTGACCGGCTCACCTTTTTCGTTCTGCTCATTACAGAAGAAATAACGATCTCCGCCGACCTCTGTCAAATCAATTTCCCAGAGCACGACCAGCGCGGATTGCTCCGTTTTAGTGCACTCATTGAGTGTTTCCTGCTGTATATCCTGCATCAGTGAGTGACCTCTTCAAAGGTGCAGTTAAAATCGGTATACATGGCATTATCCGAAATGCTCCACTCCCTGCAGACAACCCGGACAGTCCTGTTGTGTTTTGGCATACGCCACAAAAAAGCACGAATCCCGGCATGACGGGATAAAAAACTGTCCAGCGCGGCACGGGAATATTCATCTGTGACACGAAATACCGGTTTAAACGTTTTCAGATCCGCATTCAGACCACCAGCCCGTCGCTGTTCATATCCGTCACCAAACTTTACCGTAATAACTGATGGCTTTCGTGTCGTCTCCATCCCCTCACGGGGGATCCAGTTAAAAACTTCAGGCTCAGGCACTGTATAATCCTCCATCCCGACGCGATGACTGCATAATTGACACAACCCTGCTGTCGATCAGATCCACCAGCCCCCTGGCTGATCGCGCATCTATCTCGCCATTGCTCCCTTGATTCTGAATGCTGATGTGATACACGGGAGAATAAACAAATCCACCGCCACCATTCACATTGCCAATGGCTCTGACCCCAAGAGAGCCGTCCGCTGCCCGTGTCAGTGGCATGATTGCTTCAGGCCCGGCCTCGCCCATCAGCCCGGCACCTTTCGCAAAAGCAAAATACGTCGGTGTATCCACAATAGTGTTACTGTAAGCACTCAGATTTGCCGATGTGTAAACACCACCTTTTGCGTTTGCCACTGCCCCCGAAATCCATCCGCCGACCGTACCAAGCCACCCTCCGGCACCGGAGAGTGATTTCAGTCCGTTAACAATGGCTGCATTCATCAGAATTTTTGAAACTTCCCGGAGAACTGAACTCCCCCAGTTCCTCCAGTCCACAACATTCCCGGCCAGTGCATCGGAAATATTTGATACCAGCCCGTCCATCGTGGAAACGACAGCATCTGCCGCCTGTGAAGCATAATCGGTGGCACTGTCTGCCCAGTTGGTCAGTCCCTCCTGGAGTCCGGCATTCCAGTTATTACGTAAAGCATCGGCCTTTGCATAATAATCCTGCTGATCGCTGAGACGCTCTTCCAGATATTTTTTATTCAGTTCTTTCTCCTGTTTCCACAGAGCTTCTTCAATTTCTCCGGCCTGATACTGTCTCAGCAGCTCGTTATTTTTCTGCTCAAACGTCTGCCGGATACTCCACATTTCCTGGAGTCGTTCACGCATCCGTGAGCCTTCACCATATCCCAGCAACTGCGCGTCGTCAGATGCCCGGGCACTGGCATTACTGTCCGCCAGACTGCTCTCATACGCAGCAAGCTGCTCACGAATCTTTCTCTGGTCGATGAGTGCTGCATTCTGCAAAAGCGTTTTTTTCTGCGCTTCTGACAGGGTTGATAATTCGCCCTGACTGACCTGATATTTCATCTTAGCCAGTTCAGTATTCTGCCCTGCCAGTGCTATTTGTTCTTTTTGCTGTTTAATCAGCCGTTTATAAATATCTTCTGTTTTTTCCGCTTCGGTCTTTTTATGCGCTTTGGGTTTATTTGCCTGGTTATTTCGCCAGGCATCCAGTGAGTTATTGATATAATTCTGTCTGGCTGTCTGATACGCCTCTCCCACAAAGCCGAGATCATCCGCAGCATAACCCAGGCGGGCACGCTCACGGGCTTCCCCCTTCAGGCGGGACAGAGCCAGTTCGCGCTCACTGTTATTCAGTGCGGCCTGCTGTTTATCATCCAGGGTTGCCTGTGGTAGCCGTAACGGTACATTCACCAGCCCCTGTCGCTGCTGAAGTAATTCATTACCGAGCCCGAGAAGGCGATTAAACTCGGTATGCTGCCCATTCATGATCAACAGGGACTGATACGCTTTGTTTTGTTCCGCGGCCTGTTGACGGATCAACGCCACCCGTCGCTCCTCCAGCCCGGCAAGCACATCCTGAATGGATTGCGCTTTGCCCTGCATTTGTGTGAGACGGGACTGTTCAACTGCCAGTTGATTTGTTGCTTCTGCAAGCCCTTCTGTGACAGTTTTTACCGACGTCATGTGGTTAATCATAAAACCGTTATCGGTTGTCCAGCCCGGGTTTGCCAGCACATACTGATAGCCAGCAATTTTTTCCTGTAAGGATTTAATCTTACTTTTCTGCTCGTCAATTAACCTGTTTTGCTCATCAAGTGCCTGCCGCGTCTTTTCCTCATTATCTGACGCTTCAGGAAGCGACATTGCCGACGTTTTCTGGCGAATTTCGTCGATTGTTGCGGCATACTGGCGTGCAGATTCTCTGGCCTGCTCCTGATTCTGATACATCGTGTACCAGGCCGTCGCCCCCAGCATGACGAGTCCCGGCACACCACCAACCAACCCCAGCGCACCACTTAACAGACGACTCCCCACTGACGTGACAGTATTCAGCGTTGTCTGTGCCGCTGTTCTGGCCGCAATATTACGGGTAAGTGACGCCTGGGCAGCTGTCAGCTTCGCTTCTGCTGCGGCCTGCCTTTCGGTACCGCGAGCAGCAACAACCGCCTGTTGCGCACGATAAACCGCCGCACGCGCCCTGGCGGTTGCTATCTGTGTCCCCCGAAGTTGCGCTTCAGCAAGAGCCACTTCTTTTCTGGCTGCAGTAATTAATCCGGCAGTTGCAGATCCAGCAGACGACGCCATATTGCCAAAATATCGGGCTACCCCGACGGCAACCAGTGCGCCAGCTGCAGCAGCCACGGTATCCATATTGTCTGCAACACCATTCAACACCCCGGTGAGTGTCTTTGTCACTCCGCTTGCCTCGTTCGCACCACCAACCCAGGCCATAAAGGCGTTTTCAACTTTGGTTGCAGAGGATGAAACAGTATCAGGCATTGCTGCATATTCATCACGCAACGCCCCAAGCTGACTAATCAGTGCAGGAACAACCTTATCGGCGGTCAGTTTTCCGTTATCCGCCATGGCCTTCAGATCCTTACGGGCAACACCCATTCCCGCAGCCAGCGCACGAATAACACGATCGCCGTTCTCATTCACAGAGTTAAATTCTTCACCGCGCAGCACTCCCTGCGCCAGTGCCTGACTGAACTGCGTGATCACCGAACTGGCTTCTGCTGTACTGGCACCGGATAATTTCAGGCCCGTAGAGATCGCCTCGGTGACTTTCAGTACCTCCTCAGAACTGTAGCCATACTCCCGCATGGAAGCTGCAGAGCGGGCAAAAAGGCTGGCGTTATCAGAAAACGCCGTTCCCGTTCTCTGGCTGATTGCCATTAATTCACGCTGTGATACCTGAAAATCATCACTGGACTGTGAAGCCTGCTTCAGACGGGCATTTACTGAATTCCACTCATCGGCGAGAGAAATAAGATGACCGGTAGCAAAAGCTCCGGCAAATGCCCCCGCCATATTCAGTGCCGAAGATTTAGCTATATTTATCTGATCCGTCACTTCTGCCAGTGCACGCCGCATTTCACGGGATGCAGCAGCGGACTGCCGGCCCCCGTTCTGCATGGTACGGTAGTAATCCTGCCCCATACGCGAAGCCCGGGAGATCTCTGACTGGAATGACCGGGAATTTGCCGAGATTTTAATAATCAGTTCACGTAATGTCGCCACACTCATTCTCCGGACGAAAAAAACCGCCGAAGCGGTTATGTTGACTCACTGAGACACTATTAAAAGCGCGTTTTCCAGTCCGGCAAATGGATCTGAGACGCCTTCTGTCTGCTCTTGTTCCCACTGAAGAAGCGCATCATTCAGTGGGACTTTGACACCCTGCGCACCGTAAACCGCAGAAACTATCTGGGCAGCCCGGATATCAGCCCGCTCGTCACCCAGCGGGCTGAACCTGTCAAATTCTGCCCACATCATGATTTCTGATGCGGACATTTCCCTGCGTAACTCTGACAATGTGCGCCCCATCCTGAGCGCCAGCATCATCAGAAAACGCATCCCCGGAAGCGCTACTTTTTTTTAACCTCGCCGGCATCACTGATCAGTTCCAGAGACTGCCGAAGAAGCCGCGCATGCACCGGGCCATACACGGCAATCACCTGTTCACGATCATCCTCTGAAAATACAGGTTGCAGTCCGGTATCACACAGAACATCAATGAACAGTTCAACATCTGCCTCCAGATTTCGGCGGGCGCGCTCAGCAACGGATAACGGTGTCTCATCATCTTTTGCTTTAACGATCTCCTGCCAGCGCAACCAGGCTTCTGCAGAAGGTTCCCGTAATACAACCGTTGCCCCTTCCCATTCAGGCACATCAACAGTTTTATGGCGAAACCCCGACATCGTTGCCAGTGCCAGATTACGGATATTTTTAGTCATCACATCTATCCTCATTAACTGACGGTAACAGTGCAGGAAGTGGAGGTCACCTTGTTAACCGGGCTTGCTGAATCAGAAATCTCGCAGGTATACGCACCGGCATCACCGGATGCTGCTGATGCCTTACTGAACGTTGCCGCCGTCTGTCCGGAAACAGGAGAACCACCTTTCTTCCAGACATAAGAATAAGGCGGCACACCACCGGCAGCCTCAACCACCATTTCGAGTTTCGCTCCGGCAGAAACCTGCAGCGTGCTGTTTAAATCGACCTTCACTTTCAGCGGCTCTGTCGTCAGCACAGGTTTACCTTTCAGGCGCAGGGAAAACGTTGCAGCCACAACACCATTAGTTCCTGCAGACCAGGTATGCTGACGCACCTCTGCCATAAAGGTAAATCCGTTGCCTGACGGAAAAATAACTTTAAAGCCATACGTGGTGTCATTGTCATAGGCACTGCGCAACGCGTTCTGGGCAGCATTGAGGTAAAAGTTGCCTGACATGGAAATCTCTGACGCGGCACCAAGGCCGTTAATATTTTCCTGCTCAACAGAACACAGCGTGGTGACATCAATATCCTGCTTTTGTCCTGCGGTAAACTGCACCTCTTTGATTGTACAGCTCAGGCCAAGATAGCTGGCAGAATCCAGGGTTTCTGCTGTTACCGGTGCAGACGAAATCATAATTTTCGTCAGTTGCGAACGCTCAAAATTAGAGGACATACTCGTCTCCTGAAAATAAAAAAACCCGCCAGCGGCGGGTGGGTAAAATCATTAATGACCTCAGGCTATTACCTGGAATTCAAGCGTGGCTCTGCTCAGACGGGAGTCAGGATCATAACCCTGCGTTTTAGAAATAACGGAGGGTGCCAGTTTTCTTACCGCATCAAGCGCCTGCTCACGGATATCATCTGCGTCATCAGGTACTGTTGCCCAGACATCGATCTGCACGGTAATTCTGGATTCAGCCTGACCATCAAGCACATCAGACGCAGTGTCAGACACCACAGAAAATACCAGCCATGGCGGAGATACCGCAGGCTTTCCCTCCGTCAGCGGGACCACATAAGGATAAACCTGTCCTCCGGCCAGTTGAGACAGCAGGGAATACAGTGTGGTCTCTCTCATTTACTTAAGACCTCATCAATAGCCTGATTCATTCGCTGTATGGCAATCTGTGCTGCCAGTTCCTCTGTCGTATCGAAAGCCGGGCGAATGAACGGATGCGCGGGCATGTTTATCGTTCCCAGCTCCACAAAGCGCCAGTAAAACGCATTTCGGGGATCACTGGCTTTCATGCTGTTATCACTGTTTCCGGTTCGCAGGTTCCGTCCACGAATGTGGACACCCGAGATAATTTCCCCCCGACGCTTTGAACGCTGAGTGAGAACAACCACATTTTTCTTCAGTTTCCCGGTTCGCTCCGGCGCACGTTCAACAACTGCATCCCGCATAACTTCAGCACCGGCACGGGTGGCATCGCGCAGTACCTTATTGTTTTCTGCCCTGCTGAGCGTCTCCAGATCCCGTGCAATATCCGCCAGACCTGAAAAATCAAGACTGAAATCCATCACACATTCCCCTTCTGAGAACAGAGTATCTCAAGCCGTGTGGCACGGGCATCCGGTATCGGCGGACCGTCTATACTCAGAATCGCGCCTTTGAATGCACCAGTCAGCACTTTCAGACATGAAGTTGCTGTCACATCTCGCCGGAATCTCATCCAGACCTTCACTGTAGCCTGAGCAGTTTCTGCACCTCCGGATATTCTCTCCCTGCCACTGATTCCCTTAACTTCTGCCCATATGGTTGCCCCCTCCGTCATTGTTTCCACAGGGTGCCCTGACGGAGACCGAACGGTGGTGGCATTCAGAATAACCACACGATCACGTAATCTTCCTGCCTGCATGAATCCTCCTATGTTCCGGGATGAAATCGATACATCCGCAGTCCGGTATAGAAAAAATCAGGCACTGCATCCTGCATTTCCCTGTTCTCGTACCAGTAGCCAACCAGTTGCATAAGACGCAGTTTTATCAGAGGTGTTATTACAAGCCCGGTCGTATCCTGCTCAGAAACAGTTTCATCGTAAAGCGTCCGGTTTAAAAACTTTTCAGCCTCTTCCCTGGCAGCAGCCAGATACATCATAAGAAGAGAATTCTCCTGTTCATTGTCATCATCAATCCGGCACTGAACACGAAGCTCTTCCAGAGTGGGCATCATTTGGGCAACCTCTATGAATGCTGTTTTTTAGACTTATCAGCCCCCCGCGCAACAGGTGTTCTCTTATCAGAGACAATCCCAGCTGCAGTGGCAATTTCGCGTACCCGTTCGGGTAATTCTTTATCTTCATACTCACCGGCCCGAATAATCTCAACACGCATACCGTCCGGTGACCATTTCAGATCTTGTTTCAGGATCATGATTCTTTCACCTGTCAGAACAGGGGGCGCACTTCTGCGCCCCCTGAATGATTACGCCGCTGCAATCTTCAGCAGTTTGATGGCCTGCGAATCGACCAGCATGCCGCCGGTGCGCTTGGTGGTATAAAAACCGACAAACGGTTTATTGGTGTACGGGTCACGCAGAATGCGGGTACCGATACGGTCAACGATGGTGTAACCCCGTTTGAAGTTACCAAATGCAATGGCTTTCGCATCAGCGGCAATATCCGGCATCTGTTCGTTTTCAGCGATAGCGTAACCCGCCAGAGAGGACGGCTGCCCCAGCTCCAGCCCCGGACGCCACAGATAGTTACCCTCACTGTCTTTCAGCAGACGGATGGCAAACAGACTGTTGTTGTTCATCATGAACTTCGCGCCAGTGCGGTGTGCCTTACGCAGCGTGTAAATCAGTTTGATAATGGCATCTGCGGTCACCGCCGTCGCTTCGCCGGATACAATATGCTGAAGTTTGCCGAACGCCCGGACCTTGTCTGTTTCATCCGTGGACTCATACGCCAGGAACCCTTTCGGCTTCTTGGTACCATCGCCGGTGGTAAAGGCAATTTCTTCCTGTTCGGCAAATTCGGTTGCCAGCTCGCTGTTGATCCATGCTTCCACGTTGAAAAAGGCATCATCCAGCATTTTCTGGGTGGCCTGCGGGTTACCGTAGATTTCCCCCATGAAAGGTTCAATCAGGCCCAGTTTTGAGGTGGCAGTCTGGGAGCGCGCGTCAGTCTCGCCAACCCATCCGGAAGCCGTGCCGCCCAGATTCACCAGTTTTTTGTAGTCGGAACCACCAACGCTGATCACCGTGGCTTCCTGGCGCATCACCACTTCATCTTTCAGCAGGGTGAGAATGTTGCGATCCAGTGCTTCCGGCACGGCATAGCCGCCGTCTTCATCGGTGCCCACCTGTAATGCCTTGCGCTCCAGATCGCGCAGACCATCTTCACGGCCTTTACGCAGGAAGCCCACAAACGCTTCTTTATGCTCGGTGGCCAGTTTATTTTGCGCACCACCTGCCGGACGTTTCAGCTCAAGCAGCTCTTTTTCAAGATCGCTTTTGAGGTTTTCCAGCTCGCTGAGTTTCCCGTTCAGGGTTTCCACCTGCCCGGCAAGTTTGCCTTTTTCCTGCTCAATCGCATCCACGCGCTTGTCGTTCTTTGCTTTGAAGTCGTCAAACTTCTGCTGCAGCTCCTGCGCGACCTGTTCGACATCTTTAATATCAACCGCCATCGTATTTCTCCTGATTAGAAGTTCAGATTTTTCAGTGCATTCAGTGCAGAGCCCACATCCTCAGCGTCGCGCAGGGACAGTGCGCCATAGCCCCCGGCCATGAATGCTTTGGCCTGGGTACGGGAGAGTCCGACATCACGCAGGACTCTTTCGATTTTTTTCTGTTCGGGGATTTCCCCGCGGGCCAGTGCGTTCTTGACGTCGCTGATCCGCGCCTCGTCGTTAGACGGGAACGTCACCAGGCTGACTTCCCAGAGGTCGATTTCTTTCAGCAGAAAGGCTTCTTTGCTCCGGTCGTATTCCCAGTCTTTCAGGACGTACCCAATAGAAAGGCCGGTTAACGAACCGGCCTTCATGTGTGCATGTGCGCGTTTTGCGAGGGGATCATCATCAATAAGCAACCGTCCCCTGACGTAAAGCCCGACATCGTCTTCCTTCATTTCGGTGTAAACACCGATGGGTTCATCCATGCGGTGCTGCCAGAGCAGCGCAGGTAACGCTTTTCTGTCACTCCACGCCCGCAGTGAAGCAGCAAATGCCCCGGACATCACCACATCATCGTGGCTGTCCTTTACACCAAAGACGGAGCCATACCCTTCAAACTCACCGGAGTCACTGACAGATTTCAGACTCAGCGGTACATCAAGACGTTGTTTCGTCTGCATTGGCGTTATCCTTCTGCTTACCGGCTTTACTGCCATCGGATGGTTTCGTGGTCATGTTCATCGGTGTGAGATAGACATCCCCACCGGGACGCGGATTCATATCTTCCAGGTCGCGGCAGTCATTGGGAGAGTAAATTCCCCAGTTGATCCCGGTGGCGTAGGCTTCAAAACGGGACTTCATATCCCCGCGCAGTAACGCCCCGGCGTTAAATTTGGCGTAATAAACGCCCTGCTTACTTTTTCGTACCAGTCCGGTGTTGATCCGCTGTTCGATGCGGGTCAGATACGGCACCAGTGAATAGTTGATAAATCCCAGCCCCAGCTCTTCGATATTGTTGAAGGTGGCGCGATCGGTGTTCTGCACCATGTGCAACGGCACCCGGAACAGACGACAGATTTCTTCAAGCTGAAACTTGCGGGTTTCCAGGAACTGGCTGTCCTCGGCGTTCAGCGCCATCGACTTCCAGTCCAGCCCCATCTCAAGGATCATCGGGCGGTGAGCATTACCAAGCCCGGTGTGACGCTCCTCAAAATCTTTCTTCAGGCGCTCATAAGCCTGATCCGACAGCGTCTGTTCTGTACGCAACACACCGGACGTCACCGCACCATTGCTGAACAGTCTGGCCCCGTGCTCTTCGGTCGCTGCTGCCAGCGATATTGCCTCGCGGGCATAGGCGATGGGATTCAGTCCCACCAGACCGTCCAGCGTCAGCGTGCGCACATGCCAGATATCTTCCTGGCTCAGTACATCCGTGGAACCGTCCGGGAATGTGACCTGATAGACCGGCTCCCAGCGACTGTTAAGCTTCGGTACCACACAACCGGGATCGACGGGCAGCAGTTCAGCCACTTCGCCAAATGCTTTCACTTTGTAGGCGTAAAAGTTTCCCCTCAGGCACAGACAGGTGACCACCAGCTCCCAGAACTCCTGCGGCGTCATATAGCCATTGGGATGCGTGGAGATCAGCTTATGCAGACGTTCGCCGGTGGCTCTCTGTTTCAGGCTGCCGTTCAGGTGATACAGATTGCAGGGCAACATCCCGACCGACTCTGCTAGCACTCTGACGCAGGAAAAAACCGCCGTCAGTCGCATGGCCCGCTGACTGCTGATCTGCTTTCCGGTATAGGTGTCGTAAGACAACCCGATGGCATCCGCCAGCTCTGCTGGCGTGGTCACCGGCGCGTCACTTTTTCGTTGAAATAATCCCGAAAAGAACACTATTTACCTCCGCCGACAGACGGCTGTGTACGGTCGAGATATCGCGCCACCAGCCACGACCAGAACAGGCACAGCACCCCGGCAACAACAAAACCCGCCGGGGGATAAATCAGCCAGGCACCATACGCCAGCAAAAGCGCACCCAGCACGCCCACCAGTGGCGCGAGAATTATCAGAAACATAATGACCTCGGTTAAAGCGAACGGATGCCCACGCTGACCAGATGTTCAGACAGATCCAGCTCCGGTTCACCACCATTGACCAGCATCCGGCTCATTGCTGTAAACATCGCAACAGGGCCGTCGATTTTGGCTTCCGGCGTGGATTTATTCGGGAAGATATTGTCGTTTTTGTCCGGTTTTACCGTAACGTTAGACATCATCCAGTTCATGACCGGATGATTGCTGTGATGGAAACGCCCGGCATAGACCAGTGATTCCGTTTCCTTCATGGCCTCTGACAGATTGCGAACCGTCTGCGGAACCTCCACCAGCGGTATCCCTTCTTCAGCCAGTGCCAGGCTGAACTGCATCGCGCTCCACGGGTCAAATCCCAGTTCCCTGAGGTTTTCACCACCAATCCATTCCAGTAAGTCACTTTTTATCTGAGCATGATCGATAACATCACCATCCGTCAGAATCAGCTTATCCATCTCCGCCCACTTCCGGTAAAGTTCTGCCTGCTGCCGCGAGCATCGTTCCAGCCGTCCTTCCGGAAGCCAGAATTTAAAATCGGCATGAACATGCCCGTTATCCGTTCGCCAGAGTTTTGCCGCCGCACAGATATCAATCTTATGAGCAAGGTCAACGCCGACCCACATGGGATACGTTTTCAGCTCATGTCGTGGGGCAATGTATTCGCACTTCTCCCACTTAATCATGTCCATCCAGGCAGACTCTGCTGTTACCCACACATTCATGTGTTTGGTAAAAAAATTCACCCGCGCAGAGACCTGTTCTTTCGCTTTTTTCGCCAGGCGACGCAGATCATCCCAGCGTTTACAGATGCCCAGGCCGGGATTCGCTTTCTGCCAGACCGTTTCATCAAACGGATCATCTCCCTCATCGAGGGTGTAAATAATCGCAAAGTAGGAGTCGTCTTTTACCGCGCCCTCCACGTCGCTGTTATAGCCACGCAATACCTTGATGGCGTAATCACGCTGCTCGTAACAAATCCCTTCCTTGTTAAACCCTGCCGTGGTGATACCAAATAAAAGGGACTGCAGACGGGCACCGGTTGCCGTTTCCAGAACGTCCCACACGTCACGGGTTTTATGTGCATGCAGCTCATCAATAATGGCGCAGTGGATGTTCAGACCATCCAGGTTGTTTGCATCCGAAGAAAGCGGTTCAAATTTTGATGCGCTCTGCTCCTGGTAAATCGCCAGCTTGTTGAAATCAAACAACCGCCCGAGTGTCGACCGGGCTTTTCTGACCATATTTTTGGCGTCTTCAAACACGATTCTGGCCTGGTCACGCGTAGTTGCGGCTGAATACACCTCAGCACCGCCTTCACCATCTGCCCCCGTCATATACAGACCGATACCCGATGACAGGGTTGATTTTGCGTTTTTACGGGCGACTTCGTTGTACGCCGTCCGGAACCGGCGCACCATCACCGGACGTCCGCTGCCATCGCTGCGCATGACAACTTCCCCGGTCTCTTCATTGACCAGCGGAATGACAAAACCAAAAATATTAATGAGGATAAATACATGCCAGTCCATCAACTCAATAGGCTGGCCTGCCAGCGCCCCTTTTACATGAGGCACAAATTTGTAGAAATTCAGGATGTGCTGCGCACGGGGTTCACTGAAATAAATCCCCCGCTCTTCGCCGTACTTCAGATCATCAAGAAAACGCTGGCAGGCCAAGCGGACAAATTCGCCAGCAACAATTTCTCCTGCAACAACACGTTCGGCGTAGCGGATCCCGTCAGCCACTTTTGCCATCAGTCTCTCGCTTTTAAAAGCTCCGCCAGCGGATCAACATCATCCGGTCCGGCGATATTTACTTTAGCCCGGCTTGCCGGTGACATACCAAACTCTGCAAGCATTGCCCGGATCCGCTTCCAGGCATCCGCTTTCATTGCCGCCGCGGGGTGCGCCTTAATCAGTACATCACCGCTCTGCGTTTCCGTGCGGTAGGTATACCCCTCAACATCGAGTGTTTCGCAGTGATGCCGATATTCGGTGTAGGCTTCCACCAGCAACTCGAGCGCACGCGCATCAAGCTGAGAAATGATCCCTTCCGCATTCAGCTCTTCCGCCATTCGCCTGAACCAGTACTTCCCCTGAGCCCCTAAATGCTGCGGAATTTTAGGAAGACCTTTTTCATCCTTTTTAGCGGTTTTTTTGTGGTCTTTAACGGGGCGCTTTGAGGGGTTGCCTCGAATCAAATGCAGGCGTGGCGGGGTTTTCGGAGGTCCTGACATAATCGGTCTTACCTATCAATCGTTTGTTCACATTTCCAAAAAAAAGTTTTCGAACCTGCGGCGATGTGAGGAAGGGTCAGGCGGCGGTACTGAGCAGCCAGGGCGGCAGAGATTTGCCCCGCCCCTCCCCTACAGATGAGAACTGTTATCAATTGATGCGTTCGCGCGCTGTTTTTGCTTTATGGCAGGGCCAGCACAGACTCTGCAGGTTACTGTCTGCATCCGTGCCACCATGAGCTTTCGGAATGATGTGGTCCACAGTTCTGGCTTCAACAGCTCTCCCATTGCGCAGGCAGTTCTGACACAGATGATTATCACGCTTCAGTATGCGCGCACGTATGGCATCCCATTTCGAGCCATAGCCACGCTGGTGGCGGCTCAGTCCGCGCTGGTGCTGCACCCAGCCTTCACCCCAATGTTTATCGCAGTAGCCCGAACTGTCTGTTGTTGTGCCTGCGCAGCCTCGCTTACGACATGCGCGGGGGATTCGTGATGGCATGGAACTTCGTTCTCCAGCGATTAAAACGTTTCTCTCTCGGGGATAACATGTATTGCATTCAGTCCCGCCGCCACAGCGTGCTGATTATGTTCATTGACAAGCTGCATTGTTTCATCAAGCAATTCACGACAGCGATTTGCATTCGTTTCGATGCTCAGCACCAGTGAATGACCCCCACACAACCGCCCATCCAATAAAAATGGAGAGTCAGCAGAAACAATTTCCGATTTTATGGGGTCAGTTCAACGGAAGGGCTGCTGTAATGCTGTGGACAATACTCCTTTTGTCGCTTACTGGTTGAATATCCTGGTTTTTATGCGCTTTATCCATTGTTAAAATACAACCTCAGCCCTCCAGTGTTCGGACACTGTGTGAACAATGAATAAGAGCCTTGGCTGACGGCTCCGCAAAAGGAATGACAATGACAAGCTTTAATATAAATTTAAATGTAACAACAAAGGTTGAAACCATTTCTGACGTAGCTTTAGAAATTTCCCGTTTAAAAGTTACGATTGGAATATTATTGGCTAAACTACCTCCAGAACAGCGTGATTCATTCATTGCAGATCTAAAAGGCCTCGGGCTTAATGAAGAGGCCAGCTTATATAGTAATTTCAACCCAAAGATATAATCTGAATCCATCGTTTACAGGAGCGGGGAGGGAGCACCTCCCCCCTTTTCTTTATTTGGTGTATGTAATATTTCCTTTTAAGTAAAACGCTCCCGTATTATCAAATGCGCCCTCAGGTTTTTTATTGAGAATTTTTAATAATTTTGACTTCATAGCAATATTAAAAATCTTTGGGAAAAGAAACATATTTCCTCCTGAATAAATATGCGAGGATGAATTGAGTTCACTTTATCTAACCTCACTGCATACACTGCCGGATGCCATCAATCAGTTGGCAGGCCTGAGAAGCAGCGTCAAAAAACTGGCGCGCCTTATCCAGGCTAACGCATCCCGCCAATAAAAAAGGCACCAGTATCGCTACCAGTGCCCATTTCGCCGCCGTTCGCGGCATTCTGTGTGTCCAGTGTTTTCTGCTCATAACACACCTGGTTATCAGCGTTTCAACTGAAAGTGAGGCCCGTCTTTCAGTGTTTTCCAGTCCCCGCCCCATTCGATGGCAGTTCCCAGCTCTGCGGCAGCCTGCTTAAATGCCTGCGCGATTTTCTCGTACAGAGGCCAGTCCCATGACACCTGGCTGCCAATGTAGGCCACAACATCCACCGCATCACCGGTCAGGTGGCGGCTGTTCATGGTCTGGCTTTTCCCTTCCGCGACCAGCTGTTTCTGGCGATACTTACTGCGCAGGCCTTCCGTAATACCGAAATCAACCTCCGTCAGTTCCAGCGCACGGCGAACGACAGCAACCAGCTGTGGTTTGACGCCCTCCAGATTCTTTTCGCTGCGACGACTAAATCTGAATTTACCCGACATACTCACCTCAACAATGGAAAAATTCTTGCGACGTTCCCGCGTGCGCGTATTACCAGCACGCAGAACAGCAGATTAAAAAACACTTCCAGCCAGCCCGTTGCTAATGGGCGACCACACAGATAGCTGAGGGGCGCAAAGGCATACAGCAGCATCAGCAGCCAGGCCAGCCATGACATCAGCGGTTTATGTCTGGAATCACGGCGACGATAAAAAAAGAGCGTCAGCACGATAACCGTGCATAACGCCACATTCAGCAATCCGGGAAGGTTACTTAACATTGCCGCCTCCTCCACCCCGCAGGCGGGAGAACAGGCCGGACACCAGCGATGCAATATCCTGCTGGTGGATGAACGACAGAATCTTCACCGACACCACTGACACCAGCACTGCACACAATGCGTCGACAGGCGCTCCGTCAAACCCTGTATGCTTTACCAGCCAGGATGCCAGAACCTCTGCGCCCAGCACACCGATAATGAACGACACCAGAAAATGCGCCGCCACACGCCAGGCTGAAAGCGCCTGCGGCATCGTTGCCACAAATAACGCCCCGGCGAACGCACCAAACACAATCCCGAAATCCGTTCCGGTAAACAACCCGTACACCGTCGCCCCGCCGAGCGCCGCAGCCGTGCCGGAACCGGATAAGGGTTCAGACATACTTTTTCTCCTGTAAATAAAAAAGGGCCACCAGCGGCCCGTAAAAAAACACCCCATCAAAGACACCCGCAGATGCCTTTTATGTGGTGTTATCTGATGTGATGTGCGCCTGACGTGGCTCGGAGAAAATGAAATAAAGCTTATCTGAAATTAAGGTTAATCCGGGGATTTAAACCATTTTTAAAGCTTAGTAATATCAAATCGTCTCCTGGAGGAGACTGATGCTTATTCTTCTTCACGGACTTTGTCCCGCGGCGTTAATCCGACAGCCGCGCTTTTTTTGCGCTCAGTTCATTATTAGCTTTCATGGCCTTGCCACACGGGTAATATCAATGCCCGTGTATTCTTTTCTGAGTTCAGAATAAAAAAAACCGCCCGATAGAGGCGGTTAAGGATGCATTTCCAGGTTTTGCTTAATATATGATTAATCTCAATGTCATGGTGTTATTTACAACACCAGAATGATGCATCATCGGCCCCTGCCAGAAACATTGCAAATCTCTACCAATAATGCACCATTCCGGTGACGTAAAAAATGGCACTGGTGCTGCAAGCGATATCACTCCTTACAGTACAGGGCGAGGTAAGGAGTCAGGAAAAACGCCCCACATAAAATGTGTCAGTGCCTAACACAACCTAGTATCAATCGTCCTCTGCTGGAGCGGGTAGCGGGAATCGAACCCGCATCATCAGCTTGGAAGGCTGAGGTAATAGCCATTATACGATACCCGCATATGGTGCCGACTACCGGAATCGAACTGGTGACCTACTGATTACAAGTCAGTTGCTCTGCCTACTGAGCTAAGTCGGCACTGGACCGCCACCGGGGACTCGAACCTCGCACACTCAACTTAAAGGGTTGACGCTCTTTCCTGATGAGCTAGTGGCGGCTGGTGGCCCTTGCTGGATTTGAACCAGCGACCTGGCGATTATGAGTCGCTCGCTCTCACCACTGAGCTAAAGGGCCGGGCGCAGGATAATAACGTTACGAAATCAATGTTGCAAGCATTCAAAAATCACCCTTATCTCCTCCACCAGCGCATTCACCATGTCTATCCGAGATAAGTGGCACAAAAAACCCGCTTGTGGGCGGGTTTTGTTTGCTTTTGCCATCACGTACAAAATCGGCAAAATATCAGATTTGCATGAAATATATGCCTTTCAATCTACTTTTGCAACACTTTGCTTTGAAAATGCCGCCTTTTGTTTTGAACGTGTTCTCATTACAAACAATAAAGCCTCACTATCAAGTCGGTGAAAAATGTGTTTCATTGCAACCCAGTGACGAGTAAATGTTTTGGACCAGTTTTTAGTTGTCACTCCCGCCAGTAATGCCAGCTCCTGGTATTCATAACCTTCCCCACCAAAAAGTTCTGCTTTTACTGCCTGCGCCGCCAGCCAGATTAATTTTTTCAGGCGTTCCTGCGTTTTCCCTGCAATTTTTCTGGTACCGGATTGAGTATTAAATTCATTCCACGCCCACTGTGTTATCGCGATCTGATATTCCCAACAAATACTCCCGCTGTAACACCACAACAACCAGGCTTTATGATGTTCTTCAAGAGACAGAACAGCCCGCCGCCACGATGATGTCGAAAACTCAACCGGACTGACCAGAGGAATTGACGTCCCCTTCGCCAGCGATTGCTTTCCCGGAATTGGTGGATTATCCCGCGTTATCATTTTTCCAGTCACTTCATCGCGGTACCGGATTTTTTTTCGCCTGTAACGCCCTGTATCGAACATGGCATTCTCTTGCCAGGCTTCAAGCTGACCTTTTGTTGCCCCACTCAAATCAGCGGTGGCGATAATGAGCTGCTCACGCACAAACTGTAAATACTGGTTATTCATGCGCACTCCAGTTCTGTGATTTTTATCCCCAGCCGCCCACCAGGAACGAGCTGACCGCGCACAATATTGATTTCATCAAACTGCTCGTCGTCTATAAGTAGTCCGGCATGCGTCAGCGCATCCAGTGGTGCCTTCAGGATATTGTCCAGGTCGCGGCGGCGCTTATCCGGTGGCTCTGCAATAATCTTTATCGCCAGCCTTCCGGACAGGCTTAATTTCAGCCGCTGCTGGCGAACAATTAGCGCCACATCACGGCGATAACGCTTTCCGGCTTCCGAGATGAAATACGTATTGCCATGACGTCGCCAGTAGGTATTCACCGTCGGCGGGTAAGGCAAAACAAATTCTATGCGTTCAGTCATTCATGCTTTCCACTTCAGAACACCCGAATTTCTCGCGTGCATTAAAAAACGAATCAGCAACAACAGCTGGCTGCCGTGTTTTTCTTCAAAATCTTTTACCCCGGCGTGCAGTTCGTTATGACATTTACGGCACAGCGGAATAACAAACAAATCATCAGCCTTTGTTCCCATCCCTCCCAGTCCATGACCAATGATGTGATGCGGATCATCTGCCTGATTACCGCACGTCATGCATTTCTGCGTTTTTACCCAGCGCGTGTATACAGGCATCTCTTCCCGTTGTGGTTTCTGGCGCTGGAGATACTGAGCCGGTGACTCCGGATCAACGGCAATGCTGACCACCGTCTTTTCCTGTGGCGGGTTTTGCTGGTGGGCGTGAGGCAGCGGCGCAAGATTTTTTGTGCGCTGTTTCAGTATGCTGGTGGTGGTCTGCTCTCCCGGTACGATGTCGCTTTCGCGGTACACCGAGTGGATTTTTTCCGCACGTAACCCCAGAGAACGACGTAGTACTGCCTCCGGTAGCGCGTCTGCCACCTGATTGCAGACCGCCCACCAGGATAATTCAGCCAGCGATAATTCCCGCTCCTGTGTGCCATTCATTGCGTGACCGATGACGTCAATCATCCATGCTGACAGGTTTTGATGAGCAAGTTGCTCGAGTGATTCGGATGTCTGGTCACGCAGCTGGTTGTCGCAGTGCCAGCACAACACCATTGCGCCGGTACCATAACGGTGAATGACGGTTTCGCTGTGATGATAATCGCCGTGTGGCCACTGGCAGGATTTAATATGGCGCAACAGCCAGTCAGACAATGCACCGGCACCACCAGCAGCACGAATCACCCGTGCGTTACTGAAAAACGGTAGCAATGTTTTGTCTTCCACCAGCTGCTGGCGAACGGCAGGAACGATGCCGGACGGCAGACCGCGCATGCTTTTCGGTTCCGGCTCCACCAGCACTCGAGGGTTATGGAATACCTGCATGGATTCACGACCTGGTTTAAGGAGCACCAGCCCGAGTTCCGGTATCAGAACAGGTCGAAGTAATACCCGCACGTTACCTCCAGATGCGTTGCTGGAATATGCGGGACGGACGCGGTGGGCGTTCGGAATAAGGGAGTCTGACGTAGATTATCCAGTGACGATAATCGAGGGTGAGGGCTTTCCTAAACTCATACCCACGTCTGCGGTAGTTCTGAATCAGCCATTCGGCCTGTTCTTCAGTGCAGGGATCGTGCTGATACCAGTCATATTTGAATGCGTGCGAACGCCGCCCGTGCCTGCTGGCACGAACGGTATCAGAATTGTGTAATTTGGTCTTGTGCGCCATCTGTTTTCTCTGCTGGCGCAGCAGGTGCCAGTTGTTCAGGCTGGCGTGCAGCAATATTGTCTCTGATTTCTGTTGTCGTCAACAGGCAACGTGCTATCATCGAATGGTGTTCTATCCTACTCCGTGAGGTTTACCATGCGTACAACCCAACAATTCAGCATTACATTAACTAACGAAATGGCTGACATGGTGCGCGCCCGTGTGGCTTCCGGTGCCTATGCTTCAGAAAGCGAGGTCATTCGTGAAGGACTTCGCGCACTGAATGAGCGCGATAAAGCAATCGAAGCGTGGTTAACGCATTCAGCCGCTCCCTCTCTTGATTCTATCCGCGAAAATCCAAACAACGGACGCTCCATTTCACAGGTTCGCGCCGCGATTCGATCCGGGAAGTAATCTGCATGACATATGAAGTCATCATTACTCCTGAGGCCGAACAACAAATAATCAACCTGCACAGATATATAACGGAGAAAGCAGGGAACGTCATTGCTGACAATTATGCCAATGCGCTTCTTGATTATCTTGATGGGTTTTCTACATTCCCGCATCGGGGCAATAAACGCGATGATATTCGCCAGGGGATGCGGGTAACTCATTTCCGCCACAGAACGATTATTGCTTTTGCCGTTGATGGCAGAAAAGTCTTTATTGTCGGTATCTATCATGGTGGGCAAAGTTATGAAACCGATTTCTTATAAACTTTTACCCACATCATTCCGGTGTTAGAATAAACCGTCCGCCTCCTCTCTTACTGGCGGATTCGTAGGCTATATAAATCAAAGATCCCGGCTCATGTTTGTGTCGGGATCTTTTTTTCGGCGATTTATCCCCAGCGGCAAATCGAATACACCACCAGCGCCACCGCCATCGCAATTCCTACCGTGGTGAATGCCTCAGGCCAGGTCATCGATTCACCTCCTGCTCAATATTTTTAAGGTCATTTTCCGCATACAGTATTGCTGTTCTGGCTGCTCGTAACCGGGCTTTGGCGTTTTTCTCTTCACGTTCAAGTTTTGCCACAGCTTCACGAAGAGCATCCCGCTTTGCATAGAGTGATTTAATCTCAGACACTATGTTTTCACCGTTTCTCGCACGGTCGAGAACAAGCTCGAACGGATCTAAAGCCAATCCGCATCGGTTACAGGTAATCGTACGATTCACTTCTGAAATTGTTGTACGGATATGCTGACAGCATTTTTGCTCGCCGCTTTTTTCTGTCGGCTATCACAACGTTGAGGAGTCCTTCCTCCTCTGATTTTGGCTGTACCAGAGTGATAACATTGTCGACTTCATTTTTCATCAGCTCACCTCCTGCGGCGGTTCCGGTAGCGGCATCCAGTCTGTTACATTGCGGCTCTGTGTTTCAAAAAATTCATCACCATTGCGGACAATATCGAAAAACTCACCGTCTCGATATTGCGCATAAAGAACGAATGCGCCATCACATAAAATAATTACGTGCTGACCGTCCACTGGCATCCGCTCACTACAGCTTATCCAACCATCCGGAATTACCGGCGCTGATGGCGCTGCGTAAAGTGGTGTTATTTCTGCCCGAAAGTCACCTATTTCATGCAGCCGCACCCACTGTTCGGCTTCTGCTTTGTCAGAATACATAGCGGTGAACGTATTATATTCATGGTCAATTTGCGTGAAGGTTGCCTTCCAGGCCACCGGCTCTGCTTCCAGCGATGCCAGTGCAATTTTGAATAACTCACCATCTACCTGTGCCATCCCTGAATTTGGGTGGCATTTCACAATTGCTATTTTTTAATTTAGCTTCTTCGATTAATTGCTCTTTGGTTAATTCAGTCATTTTTCATTACCGCCATTTCAGACGGTCTCCCGATGTTCTGAGGGGGCAGAAATCCCTCCGGTTAAGGATTAAATTTTATTTACAGCGCTAAATTTATTTATTCAGTTCTGGATTTTGTCGCCCTGCGTATCCGCACTTTCGCGTTACGCTCAATCTGAATTAACTTTTCTATATTTTTCCGTCTTTCCTGTTCCTCCTGGCGCAATAGCCTTACATCATCTGCCAGTCTGGTTTCTCTTTTCGCCACTGAGAGCATCCAGTCAAACGGCTCCACAACTGCACCGCAGATTTTACAGCGGACCTGACGCTCTTTTTCGTCAACCCGGACAGAAGCGTGATGGCAGTATGGTCTTTCCGATGGCTCATAAAGAAAATTAACTTGATTACGTGGGTCATCCTCTTTTGCCGGAAATAAAACAATATTACTTAACTCATCTTCTGGTTTTATTTCCATGCTCCTCTCCTTTGATGCGAATGCCAGCGGCAATTGAAGCCTGATTGTTAATTTCACTCACAGCACCACCTCCTGAAATTTCCCCTGATAAAACGACAATATGCGCTGCATAACTTCGCTCTTCCGGCACTCGCGACAGATTATGTTCTGACGCCTGTCGTAGCGGCGTATTTCTCCGTCTGGTAATAGCCAGATAAGGTCCGGATCAACCACAGATGGTTTCTTCAGATTTGCCCTTGAGAGTTTTTTGCGGGCGTTTTGCCAGTCCTTACGCGCCTGTTCAGACGGGAATAACCCGTAACCAGAGTTGTATATATCGCCACTGGCAACCAGCTCTCTGGCGAGAACGCTGATCAGATATCTTGTCGCACCTGTTTTAGCTTCCAGTTGTCGTAACGTCTCGCGACCGCTCTGGCGCACAAGTTCGACCACCTGCCCTTTAATTTTTTCCCGCTCTTCCTGTGTAAAAACTTTTACCACAAGTCCTCCTGAAAATTACCTCATGACCAGAAATACACACTTACCCCCTGAAGCCCGGTGGAATTTCGGTATCCGGTTCAGAAATATGATTCACACAACGCTGGTTGTTCGTACCGCTTACCGGGAGCAACCAGGGGTTTTCAAAATTCCGGTCCGGTCCAAAAAACGTCGTCGCTCGCTGAACAAATTCCGTTCCCGTTTTCCCGGTAGCCGCCAGGTATCTTGCGTAACGCCTCACACCATCCAGCATGGCCTCTGGTGGCACCCCCTCGCGTAATCTGGCCTTCCAGGCACTGAAAGCGGATTTCTTCGGGTTTGCCCCAGCACGCAACGGGTATTCCCGCCAGACCTGTTCGAACACATCCGGATAATCTACTCGTCCCACAGGCTGCCCGGTGTTTTCCGGGACTACCCGATCGGCTTCCCGCTGAATGGCGGAATCGGCTTCAGGCTGCTGCAGTTGGTGTGATTGCTCCGGCCTTGCGGTCATCACCTGCTGCACAGCGCCCGAATCGGCTTTCAGCGCATACGCTGAATCGGCTTCCGGTGTCGTGCCTGCTGGCTGACCAAGATTGACGGTCTGAACATCCCCTGCCTGGTTCGTGGCGTTTTTTACGCCATGGACCATAGTGTTTTGATCTTCTTGATCTGTATCTGTATCTTTATCTGTATCTTTATCTGTCGTGACTCGTCGTGACATGTGCGTGACATTTCGTGACGCGCCGTGACAATCGCCATTTTGTTCCCGCTTTCTTTCCCTCTCTCGCTGCGCCCTCTTGCGCTCTGCAGGAGATTTTGCGGTTTGCGAAATATTGCCGTTGTCCTCTTTAAGCACCTGGCGTTTTTCCCATCCAGTGATTAAATCACCATCAAGTACCCGCCCCTGCATCGTCTGCAAAATTGAATCAATTACCTCTTCTGTCACGTCGAGCGCACTTGCCAAATCTTCTGTCGTGACATCAATGTGACCTCGCGTGACATTTCGTGACGCGCTCACCAGGAGGTGGATATACACTGCCATCACTGTTGCAATTGGCTGCCCTGACACCCTGGCAATTGTTCGCCACTTAGGGTCATTTGGCATGTCATGCCATAATCTGAGCCAGGCGTTAGCCATACTCACCTCTTCTGATACCGAATCTTTTTACTCACGAGTTGCCGGAAGCGATTCGATATGGCTATTGTCAGTCAATGTACTGCCACAGCATTTCCTGCCGGGCCACCACGGTTCATCTGATTGAAACCGGCGATTGCCACTGCGACAAAATCATCGGCGTCTCTCACCAGTCGCTCCCGCGTCTCCACCAGCTCCCGAAAATAAGCTGAACTGTGGCTACGCATTCTGGCCACCAGCAAAGGTGGCATTGCCTTTTCGATCGCTGGTAACAACGCCTGAATTTTTTCAACTGCATCAGGGGTGTCTTTCTCTACCCAGCGGAAAATTTTCTGGGTATTGCGAGCCAGGGCTTCCGGATGGCTGTCGTCATACAGTTCCGGGAACGTCATTCCCAGCTCGAAATACGCTTTGGTAATTTTCGCAGCCGGTACTTTTTCGCCGTCCGGATGCGCCCAGGCATTCATCGCCATGCGGATGTGTTCATGCTTGATTTTCATGAATCATTCTTTCCTTCGTTCGAGGTGCTATCCTGCTTCTTGTAAAGTTCTGGGTTGTATTTCAATTCACCGTTAGTAATTTCATCCAGTTCCATTGCGCGAAGTTTGGGAATAACTGCTTTCCACCGCACAACAGCCACATGTGAAATTCCAAGAGCCTCAGCTGCTAGTCGCTTTTTTTTGAAATAGCGCAGAACATCATCTTTGAACATAAAACTCTCCTGTTATTTCGAGCAGGAGGGTAACAATAGTTACATAACAATGTCAACCATAGCAACATCACTTGGTAGTAACATTGGTTACATGAAAAACACTATCAGCGAACGTATTCGGAATCGTCGAAAAGACGTTGGATTAACCCAACAGCAGGTTGCGAAAGCAATCGGCATATCTCGTGTATCCGTAACAAAATGGGAAAATGGCTCTTCAAAACCTGACGGTGAGAATTTGCATCTACTGTCAAAATTGCTTTCCAAATCTCCTGAATGGATTCTTTATGGAAAGGACGGTCACGATAAAACCGATGATCTGCGTCTGAATCAGTATCCTTACATTAGTGACAACATCGCCCGGTTGCCCGTTTTAACGTGGGAACAGGCTGGTTATTGGGATATGAGTTGTCCAGTAACCGAGATTCCTGGTATTAAGAATTGGGTTGATGTCATGACAAAAACCGCTGAAAACTCTTTTTTATTGCATGTTGAGGGAGATGCGATGACAAACTCTAACGGCCTCCCAACCATCCCCGACGGATCTACCGTGCTGATCACACCATGCTCAAGTAACATTAGAGAACTGGTGGGAAAAATAATCTTAATCCAATTGGAAGGAACGCCAAACGTAACACTAAAAAAAGTTGCGATTGACGGACCAAACATCTATCTGTTGTCACTGAATCCGCTTTACAAACCCATCGAACTGAATGGTGGTTACACCATTAAAGGTAAAGTTTCACAAATACATCAATACTTAGACTGAGTCAGAACCCGCATTCATTGCGGGTTTTTCACGCTCTCAAATGTACCTTTTGCAACATCGTATTGACTCGAAAGGTAACTCTTGTTACCTTAACAGCATACCAACCCACCCCGCCCCACAGAATGCAGGGCAATACTTCGAGTTACCAGGCAGTGGTCAGGGGTTAAGTAGCCAGCCCGAGGCGTAAGAACATGACGGCAGGGTTCAACTTTAATAACTATGCAGCAGGTTTTTGTTCCGCTACCCCGGCGTTAAGGGGAAATGAGGTCAGCATGGATACTATCGATCTTGGCAACAACGAATCTCTGGTGTACGGCGTGTTTCCAAACCAGGACGGCACGTTCACCGCGATGACGTATACCAAAAGCAAAACGTTTAAAACCGAAAATGGTGCCCGTCGCTGGCTGGAAAGAAACTCAGGTGAGTGATATGGATTTCGACACAATCATGGAAAAGGCTTACGAAGAATACTTCGAAGACCTTGCCGAAGGCGAAGAAGCTCTCAGCTTCAGTGAGTTTAAACAGGCGCTTTCCAGCTCGGCAAAATCTAACGGCTGATAAGCGAAGTAGCACCGCGAGGAATCAGTATGCAGAAACGAGAACCCGTCATAATCGCGCCAGACTATACCGATGATGAACTTTATGAGTGGATGCGCCAGAAAATTAATGCAGCGCAGGATCTGAAATGGGCTAATGAAGCCAGGGCTAAGCAGGCTGAAAATCTGTCCGCTCTGGAGCAGGATATCACCAATCTGGAAAAAGCAGCGGCATTAAGCATTGCCAGAATGATTACATACCCACGTTAATAGCTAACCAACGAGGCTAATAATGGAATTTAAAGATTTACCAAAAGAAATCCAGACAATTGCTGCAACGACTCTCGGTGATAGTCTGGTGAAAATTGACCCGGCATACACCAAAAAAGAAACCATCGATAATATGGTTCGTAATGTGCGCAATGCTTTTTCTGGGCTATATGGTTCTGATAATCAAAAGCAGGAAAGCGATGTTAATGAACGGGTAATTTCTGTTTGCGTGAATGGCCATGTTCTTTCATCAATCAAAACAGAAACAGCGACAGTCTTCGATTGCCTTTGCATTGTACAGAGCCTTGTTGATGCCCTGTTTCGTTCAGTGAATTTAGAAAATGATGCAAATCTGCGAGGGCGCACAATAGCACATCCATATGCACATACTTTAGGCTCTGTGGATATCAAAGATCCCACAAATCTTTAATGAAATAGTTAACGCGAATTGTACTTGCTCTTTCAGTTGCTTTCAGAATACGCGTTGAAACTGCTGGCGGTAATTTGGTATTCCATTTATTAAAATCATGCCCGGGGAAGTACTCTTCGAAAATACTTTTAACTGCAGACTCGCCTATTGAAATGCTGCTTACCATGCGATTTTGATAAAGGCATTTAGCAATAAGAGTTGATTTTAACATTCACCCTCCTGAGGGTTGGTAATTAAGGAGTTCTCCACGGGTGAGGTGGAGTGCGTGCGCCGGACACGGGTGAACATCCGGCACTGACAGTTTACTGAAAGGATATTTCCCTGAAAAGTCAGACCATAACGCGAAAGCGCACGGCGAGGTAGCTGGTTCATAGATAGCCTGTCGTTAAATTTTCGTCGACCGTGCGCTTCCGGTTGTGGCAACCCGCGAAATGGCGCGGCGGTAAGTATGGCGGGGTTATTCCTTCCCCGTTGAGGACACCGGGTTGTCAGGTTGACCATACGCTTAAGTGACAACCCCGCTTCAACGCCCTCTGTTATCAATTTTCTGGTGACGTTTGGCGGTATCAGTTTTACTCCGTGACTGCTCTGCCGCCCTTTTTAAAGTGAATTTTGTGATGCGGTGAATGCGGCTAAGCGCACGCGGAACAGTTAAAACCAAAAACAGTGTTATGGGTGGATTCTCTGTATCCGGCGTTAATTGTTAACTGGTTAACGTCACCTGGAGGCACCAGGCACTGCATCACAAAATTCATTGT